CAATACGCCAACCGATCCTAAAGTATTAGATAATTTAAAGACATTAGCATTAAATTTAGAAAGTGTGAGGCGTTTACTTGGACATCCTATACATATTAATAGCGCTTATCGTTGCCTACTTGTTAATGGAATGTTGGGAAGTAAACCAACTTCTGCTCACGTTAAGGGATTGGCTGCTGACATCATTTGCCCTGCTTTTGGTAGCCCTGTGGACATTGTTAACGCTATTATTTCTAGTGGTATTCAATACGATCAAGTCATTTTGGAGTATGATAGATGGTGTCATATTGGATTTGCAGAAGAAGGCAAAGAACCAAGATTAGAACAATTAATTATTGATAAAGAAGGAACTAGACGTTATGGCAACTAAACCTACATATAAAGCAGAAAAACCTGCAATTCGCAAAGAATCTAAAGACTATATTGTTAAAAGAGTAAATGGTTTGGAAGAAGAATTAAAAAGACATGAAAAAATGGATTTATTAAAAGCTCATCCACTTCCTAATATGCGTAAAAAATGAAACAAGATCATTTTGACGCTATGTTGATGTTTGTTACTACAATGTGTTTAGTTAGCATACTTGGAGGCTGTTTGAAATTATGCCTCCAAGCATACGAATACGCATTATGTTACTTGCGTTAATTACTTATTCATTACATACATTGTAACTTCAAAGCCAAATCTCATTTCTTGAGCAACTGGTTTAGTCCACATAATATATCCTTATTTATCCAAGCAATTTGCCTGTAAATATAAGATTATCTGTTTATGCAGGCAAAACCATCAGTAAAATCATTATTTATCTTTAATTCTGTCTGCAACCAATAAAGCATATCCAGCAATATCATCCCAATGATCTACATGGTTATAGTTTCCGTAGATAATACGACTTAACTTAACCAAAATCATGTGGATTGCCTCTTTTTGATCTGCTGACATTTTTTCCCAAGAATATAACCCTGTAATATTTTCCATGATTTCTTGAATAAACATAGCTTTTATTTCAAAATCACCATGCGTTACTTCTCTACTTTTTAATATCTTATCTAAATCCATAACTTTCTCCATTAAAGTTTTCTGATTTCAAACCCATATACTTTGCATACTTCTACCGCTAATTTATAAAATTCAAGTTTATGTTCATCATAATGCTCATATTTTTTACAATGATACAAAACTAAATGAATCATCTCATGTAATATAGTTTCAGATAATATTCTGAACTTTTTGCAATAACTACTAGATATTTCTATTTTTAATGGGTCTGCATGAAAATAACCACATACCCTTTTGTCTTTAATTACTTTCCATTCAATAGCACTTGCGCTTGGTAAAGCATATTTATCGAATGGTGGCAATTTAGCAAACGTAGTATAAAGTTTAGCTAAATATTCAGGGGTGAGCAGCGACATAATAAATTCCCCTAATTAGTTAATATTAACCTTTCCAGCTAACCCATTCTGACTTATCAGAGTTTTCAAAGGATACATCCACATTAACAGGCATTGAGAAAGTAATGCCATGATAAGGGTGGGTTATCCATAAAGCTTGTCTAGTGGGTTCAAAGCCAAAATTGTTGCTGTAGGCATACTCACAATACCCTTTTAGCGATCCATTTACAATAAGTCGTTCTAATTGTATTAATTGATGAAAATGACCAATTATCATAGTGTCATATTCCATATCAATTTGGGCATTTCTAGACCGTTTCTTATGGTCACCTCTAATAATAGGCCCTAAAGCTCCAATAACGCCATCTCCGCCACGAAATTGATCGCCATGGGTCAATAGATACTTATGATTATAAATCGCGTATAATGCGTCAGGGCCATCAGGAATATGAAACGATACTCGGCTATCAGATTCAAAGTGTTTAGCTAGGAATTGATAGGTTAGCCAATCAAAAGATGTAAAGTTTCTACCCTTATTTCGTATTTTATGGGTATTTCTACCATGATTACCACCTACGCATGGGACAAACACCTTGCCAAAACGATCAGCAAGCGTTTCTATGCACCAAATTAGCACACCAAATAGGTCTATGACCACAGGCATAATTTCTGCGTCATTGGTAGCCATAAGTTCCTCATGTATATCGCCTGACACCATGTCACCGCCTAATGCAAATACAATGCCTGGATATTTTGGATTAACCATGTGATTGTTTAATAAGTCAATAGCTACTTCAATCATCTTTTTAGCGCGTTTATGGGCTATTTTCATGTTATAAGAATTGACATTATTGACTTGATTAGGGTCTACGTTTTCCCCCCAATGCCAATCGGATGCAAATAATGTAGGAACGCCTGGCGCTGACTTACTTGATCCTGGTTTTAATAACCAGCTAGGTGGCGAAGGCTTCTTTTCTGACATTTTAAGGATTTTAGTCTTAACATAATTTTCACTTAATACGTCACGATTGAATGAAGCTATTTGTGCTTCTAGGGTTCTTATTTTATCTTTTAGGGCTACTTCAGGTGGAATATCAGTTATGTGTGGCTTTGTATTATCTACTTCAGCTTGCATACCTGCCATTCGTGCTGCTCGTATTCTGCCTTGAAAACAAGCTCTTTTAATACCTAATAATTGAGCTGCTTTAGTTTCGCTGCCTGTTTTATTAAAAGCTTCAACCGCCTCTAATAATTGTTCGCGATTTAATGGCATACATGACTCCTAAACAAAAGTTCAAACATAAAAAAAGCGCCAAACAATAAACCTAAACCACCTAAAATAATTAAAACTTTTATTACAAAGTCTGTTATTTCTTCCATTGGTTTTCCTTATGTTTAATTTCAATAAATTTGACATTCTTTAGCAAATTTGTTTCGCCGTCAAATATTAATTGTAAATTGCATCCTCTTTGACGTTCTTTATTGTTAGCAGATATAAAACTTGCGTAACCTTTTTTACCACGATAAACATAATAATCTAGGGTAATATCAGGTTGAGGTTCTTTTAATTTTGTTTCTTTTATCATGGATTGAATATCTAATCCATTAAGCTGTTTGGTATATAACTCAATATTGAGCATATTTTGTTTCCTCCATTTTATAGAAAATCATGTGCGACCATTGAACAGTCTTTTTTAATTTGAACCATGATTGAGGTTTTTTTATTGAAGTATCGTGGAAATTTAGAGCGCCATAAGAATAATCAGGCTCTAACTTGTGCATGATGCGCCATGCAAGATCAAGAAAGTATGGTTTGATTTCTTTAGGTTCAGGTGGCTTTACTTTTCCATACCAAGAAAACTGATAAGGTTTTCTCATTTCATTACACACCTGCTTTGGATCAAAGTCAGCTCTACGCATAAGGACATAGCCAACACCGATTTGTGCTTCTTTTTGTTCTACGCTACTTTCCATATAAATAGTTTGCGCAAGACAAAGAAGTGCCTGGTCGATCATAAATGACCCCCCTGTGTTATTGCCAAGTTGTATTATACCATTTTTCACTATTGTCTAGCTTCCATAAGCCTAACTTCCTCGGCTACTTCATCTAGAAACGTTTTAACTTCTTTTTCCATTTCTTCAATAAATTTATTGTCACGCATCATGCGCTTTAAGAAATGACGTGAACCTTCAGGCATACGACTATCATAGCTAAAGAAGTCGCACCATTGCGCACCTGTGCAAGCCATTTGTGCCATCATTTGAATTTTATATTTTGTTGGTGGTTCACCTTCTTTAATATAAGACCAATGCGTAGCACTATTAGGATTCTTAATTTCCAACAAATTATATGTGCCATCATTGTTTTTAATAATGCCGTCAGGTGAGCAGCCAAACCATTCAATTGTTTTATGTTTAACGAATGGCACTTCCTCAACAAAAGTTTCGGTTAGCAACTCGTATGCTTGACGTGCTTTAGGTTCTTCTTCTGTGCCACGAATCATTGCTTCATTTTTATATGATTCTTCAACAACGCCTGTGACTCGTTGAATAGCCAACTCAATTAAATAATTTTGTCGGCTAGCGCTAGGGCCTGTTTTAGTTTTAGCCATAATGTCTGCAACTCGTGAAGCTGTAACATGGCCTAATCTTAATTGTAGCCATTCAGGCGTTCCTTGTATGATGTCAGACATTGTTTGTTCCTTCCAATTTATATTCAGCTACTACACAAACTTCTTTAAATTTATTCTTAACTTTTTTATTTGTAGTTATTATGTCATAACCTTTTTTGCGTAAGTTAAAAACAGTATCGGCTAATCTATATATGCCTAATTGAGTCCATGCTTTTAATGGATCAATCTTGCCATGCT